ACGTTCAGCGGTCCCGACGGCGCGCTGGTGCTCGCCTCGTCGCTCGCCGGCGTGAATGCCTATGTCGAGGAGAGCCACCGCATCGGCCGCGACATCACCCTCTCGGCGCTGTTCCGCGCCGCCCATGTCGAGGGCGCGCAGAACGTGCGGTTCAACTCGCCCCTGGCCGACGTGCTGATCAGCCGCACCCAGGCGCCCTTCTGCACCGGCGTCGCCGCCCGGTTCGCCGGTACCAGCGAATGAGCTATCCCTCGATCCTGCCCCCGGCCTCCACGCCGCTGGAGAAGGCGCTCGAACAGGTCGCGGCCCGGCTGCTCGATATGCCGACGCCGATCCGCACGGTGTGGTCGCCGGCCGACTGCCCGGTTGGCCATTTGCCCTGGCTCGCATGGGGGCTGTCGATCAGCCATTGGAAGACCGCGTGGTCGGTTGAATACAAGCGCGCGGCGATTGCCGATGCCATCCCCTATCACCGCCGCAAGGGTACCCGCAGCGCGGTCGAGGAAGTGCTCGCGCGCTACCACCCCGCGTTCAGAATCGTGGAATGGCATCAGGCCAATCCCATGCGCGAGCCGCACACCTTCGAGGTCCGTGCGCCCGCGTCAGAGATCCTGCCCAGCTTCCTGACCATCGCCCTTGCCGAAGAGATCGTCGCCGACGTGGCGGTCGCCAAGCCGGCGCGTTCGCACTTCGACTTCGTCCAGACGCTGGAAGCGGAGGGCACGCTCTATCTCGCCGCCGGCGGCGTCACCGGCTCGATGTTCCGCGCCGACTTCACCGCCACCCTCGACACGAGCCGCGACTGGAATGCCGTCTGGCAGACCGAACAGGGCGAGCCGATCCGCACCGAGGATGGCCTCGATTATCTGGAGACCAGCTGATGGCCGCGCTTTCGATCAAGCTCACCAATGCGGGTCTAGCCGCCGTGCAGGGCGCCTCGGGCTCGAGCGGTACCATCGTGGCAGGGGTGGGCCTGTCCGCAACGCCCTTTGATTTCGCGCCGACGCTGACTGCGCTGCCCGGCGAGTTCAAGCGCCTCGATGCCGTCGCGGGCGTAGCCGCCGCGCCTAACGTCACACACCTGACCGTCTACGACACCTCGGCCGAGGTGTGGAGCGCTACCAGCTTCGGCCTATTCCTGTCGGACGGGACGCTGCTGGCAGTCTATGCCGGGGCCGAGCCGGTGATGAACAAGGCCGGCGTCGCCTTCGCGCTGCTGGCCTGCGACATCGCGTTCGAGGCTGACCTCGCGGCCAACATCGCATTCGGCGATGCGGTGTTCACCTATCCTCCCGCGACCCCTGCGATGCGCGGCGTGGCACGGATCGCCACGCAGGCCCGCGTGGATGCCGCCGTGGACGGCGAGGACGACGCCGAGACCATCGTCACCCCTAAGACGCTGCGCGCGCGGCTGCTGGCGTTTGCGACTTCCGTGAGCGGGAGCCTCGCCACCCTGACCGGGCGCACCATCACCGGCGCCGGCCTTGTAACGGGCGGCGGTGACCTGTCGGCCAATCGTGTGCTGACGGTCACCGAGGCGACGGCGGCCGAGATCGACGCCGGCACGGCGGTCGACAAGGCGGTCACCCCGCGCCGCCTGCGCACCGTGCTCGACAACGTCGGCAGCGCGATCGACGCGCTGCGGGGCCGCTCCATCACTGGCGGCGGCCTCATCACCGGCGGCGGCGATCTGTCGGCAAGCCGCGTCCTGACGGTGACCGAGGCCAGCGCCGAGGACATCACGGCCGGCACTGCCGCCGACAAGGTGGTCACGCCCCGCCGGCTCGGGCCGATCGCAATCTTGCTCGAGGAGAACGGCTTCATCCGGTTCTTCGGTCTTCAGATCGCATGGGGTCGCTTCACCGCGCCCGCGAACGCGTCCTTCCCCGTCGTGTTTCCTCAACCGTTTCAAACGGCGTGCTTTTCGGCCGTCGTCAGCGGCGTGACCAATGTCGGCACAGGCTCAAACGACAACACGCCCGCTGTCCTCGTCTCCACCATCACCAAGTTGGGTTTCTCCGTATTCAACGCGGACAATGAGCCCGACGCCACCTGCTACATCGCCGTAGGGACCTGACATGGCCAAGACTTCGCAGCTTCCCGTCCTGCCGCCCGAGAACGTCGACGGCACCGAGACCCTGCCCGTGCTCAAGGGCGGGGCGATGTGGCGCACGCTGGCGTCCGCCTTCTTCGAGAAGCTGGCGCAGCCGTTCATCACCCTCATGGCCACGCAGGCAGCGACGGCCACGGCGGCGACGGCATCGTTCACCAATGCCATGGACCGGAACCGGGCGGGTGCGACGACGCTGGTGTCGCTGTTCGGCAGCGGCCAAAATCCGGCGGCCAGCCTGTTCACCTCGATCGCGCGGGGCTGGCTCTGCGGCACGGATTTCCCGCCCGGCTTCATCGACATGATCCGCGCGGCGCTGACCGCGCCGACCGATGCCGCCTACTACACCGTGGGCATCTATGAGCGCCTGCCCACCGCCAGCGTCAATGCCGTGCCGGGCTCGGCCGGCGACCTGTTGGTGTCGTCGGCCACCATCACGGCAGCGGAGTTCACCGCGCAGGGCGGCTTCGTCATCCCCCGCTGCATGGGCGTGGCCGGGCGCTACTACATCCCGTTCGTCAATGGCTTCGACGCGGCCGGCGCGCCCAAGGCGTTCGGCAGCGGCTATTACGCCGGCGGTGCCGGCGCGCAGTGGCAGCTGGGCTGGCGCAAGGTTTCCGGCGCCGCCTGGGGCAACCACAACGCCACGCGCTACATCTCGCTCGGCCTCGCCCGCTCCGACCAGCTGGACGCGGTCAAGCTGGCGACGCAAGTTCGTTCGGCGCGCCTGTCGCAGATGACGGCCAACTACCGCGCGATGATCATCCGCAACGAGGCCGCGCTCAAGAACGACTGCCTGTTCGATCCGATCGGCGCCGGCCTGATCTACCGGCCGAGCGGCGACAGCCTGACCTGGCAGAGCATCGGCGCGCCCGTGCGCACCTCCTACGATGTGACGCTGAAGCTGTCCCCGGGCATGCTTGACAGCGCCAACCTCGGGAAGAACGGCGACACCGCCGGGCAGATACTGGCCCGCGTCCTCGCCGACAATGCAGCCTTCCCGAACCGCGCTGCGGGCATGAACATCTGCGAAGCCTCGACCAACGACGAGCAGACGGTGGCATACAGCGTCACCCGCGCCAATGTGGACGCGCTGATCGCCTCCTTCACCGGGGCGTGGGTGTTCGCCACCGGCGGCAGTCTCGCCAACGGCGTCGAGGACAAGCAGCGGCGCCTGTTCCGTGAGCTACGGGCAATCCACGGCGCGAAGATCTGGGATTGGGAGACGATCTGGCGCCAGCACCTCCCCAGCAATACCGAAGACGGCCTGACGTTCGACGGCCTGCACTTCGCGTCGCAGGGGGCGACGTTCAAGGGCTTCGAGGACACCCGGCTGCTGCGCGCATCGTATGGCGGCGCGCCCTACGTCCACGAGGAAGTGCTGCCGCTGCGCGAGAACGACGCGGCCGGCACGGTGCTGTCCAATGGCCTGATCCTCGGCACGGTGGCCAACTGCATCCGCGTCGCAGGCGACAACAGCGACAGCGCCGTCGCGATCAGCAAGACCGGCGCCATCACGCGCGGCAGCGGCAAGATCACCCAGGGCTCGCGCGAGATCATCGTCAAGGCGTCGAACTTCCGGGGCGGGCACGAGGGCCGCAAGACGTTCCTGATGGCGCAGGACACCGGCGACACGAATCCGCGCTACGAGGTCGAGTTCCTCGGCATGGACGACGGGCGGCAAAACCCCCGGCTCGTGCCGGTCGATGCGGCGAATGCGATCCTCTATCCGCGCATCCCTAACACCACCAAGCTGACCCTGTTCATTGCGATGCGGATCATGCCGGGCGGGTGCTCGGGCTCGTTCGACACCGCGACCCTGCTGCAGACCAATTCCGGCCTGAGTTCGGTCCGCCTGTTCCTCAAGAACACCAGTGGCACCTCGCTGGCCGGGTCGGCAGTCGTGCGCCCGGCGCCCGATCCGTACCGCAGCAACGGCTTCTTCCTGTCCGTCGATACCGATCTTGGCTTCGCGCACTTCGGCTTCAACGAGGACGTCACGACGGTGGCCATCCCCGCCGATGGTATCCCGATCAGCCTAGCGCTGCTGACCCAGCTGTTCATGAGCACGCTGGCCCCGCTCAAAGGCATCGCCCTGCGCCGGTACATGCTGATCACCGGCAGCGCGTTCGACATCTCGCTTACGCCGACCGGCGCGGCGAAGCGGGCGCTGTTCTACGATCCCGCCACCGGCCTGCCCAAGAACACTGGCGGCTCGGCCATCGACGGCGTGACCGCCGCGATCGACCTCTACGGCCGGGAATACGACTGGCTGATGGGCATCAACCGCGGCTCGCTGGGTAACCTGCTGCCCGCCCGCTGGTGGGGCCTTGAG